AGAAAGCAGTTCGTATTATGATTATTTTACTAGTCATTGTATTTGACCCCCTTGCGGTTCTGATGCTGATTGCAGCAAACTGGTCTCTAATACAATCGAGACCTAAACCTTTTGTTGAGGTGTCAGATAATGTACGACTCGAAGATGGGATCCAAGAGCCTGAATTCCCAACTCATTCTGAAGAACCACAAGACCCTGTAACTACCATACCTCCGCTACCTCGAACGCATATAAAACACTACATATCTAAAGGGGCTGATTGGATATCAAGGCCACCAAAAATGTAGTAAATCAGCTGTTGTCTTTTAATTGAATCTACTATACAATAGCAGTATGAAAAAAGATATAACATTTTACTTCAAGTGGACTGCTACAATTACCTTAATTGTAGGAACAGCTATAAACTCCCTCGGTTTTTACCCTCTCGGCCCTATAATTCTCATTATAGGTGGATTGCTTTGGATGGTGGTATCTATCCGATGGAAAGAACCTGCTATGATTGTAACAAATGCTGTCATGTGCATTACGGCAATTATTGGAGTTACCTACAACATTTTTTTTATGTAATTATTTAAAAGGATGATATAATGACACCTGAGGTACCTAATACTAGTCCTGAATTTCAAACCTGGGTAAAAGGCTTACTGCATGATACCGTTATTAAAGACTTGTGTATTACTTTCACCAAATCAGATGGGACAGATCGCGAAATGCGGTGTACTCTCATCGAAGCAAACATTCCTTCAGACAAGATTCCAAAGACCACAGGTCGCCCAGCTTCTGAAACTACCCAACGAGTATTTGACCTTGACAAGGGGGAGTGGCGATCTTTTAGATGGGACACTGTAAAACAGGTTAACTTTACATTATGAACAAAGATGAATTTGAACCGCTTTGCATTCTTCAAGAAGAGTGTGCAGAGGTTATACACGTCATATCCAAAGGGTATCGATTTGGATATGATACCCCATTCAATATGAGGACTAGTAGGCAAAACCTCAATGAAGAGATTGGTGATGTTCTTTGTATGATTGATATTCTTATCGACAAAGGATTCATCGACCCTGCCAAGATAGAGCTTGCCAAGCAAGATAAAAAGCACCAACTCAACCGATGGTCTAACATTAAATTTAACAGTGAGGAATAACTATGAGCATTTCAAATCCAGTAGACCGCAAGAGAATTAAAGACGCCCTTCAGGAAATTAGTAACTGCATGACTCGCATTGAGGCTGAGCGTGACTTAATTAAAGACATCAAATCAAATTTGTTTGAGGAATTTAAGACCAGCTTATCGAAGAAGCAGATTGCTCGTATGGCCAGAGTGTTCCATAAACAGAACTTTCAAGAAGAAGTGGCTAGCCATGAAGAGTTTGAATCTTTGTATGAAGAGATCACAAAAATACAACAATAAGGTTGACATCTACTCCAGAATAATATATAATGATATCTAATTGAATGGAGAACCATTATGGTACGTAAGCAAAGCTTAGAAGAATCGATGTCTATCATGCGAGGTAATGAACCAACTGTATCAAAAGACACTTACAAGTCTGATCTGGTACAAGCACTTAATTGGTACAATTTCTCATGGGAGGAGAAGGATTACCGAAAGGCTGCAGAGATGTACATCAAGAAGACTGGAATGAAGGAGTACATGCATGCTATCTCTAAAGCGTCTTTCCTTGAGATCCGGCCTGTAGGAGTGTTGGGAAGGTTGTCATTAAACAACCAACACGTAGAGCTCAACGATATGGAAACGATCATATCTCGACTTGAATACCTGAAGTCCAAGTACGCTAAAGTAAACCCTGTGGTCGATGCGCAGCCTTCCGTTGCTCCTGTTTCAATTCAAGACCGTATTGTTGAATCAGCTCGTACACATGCTGCTGAGATTGATGGGGCAGTAGATGAGTTTATGGTAAACAAAGGTACATCTTTCTCGACTAAATCCTATATGGTTTCCAGTCAAGTGTCTGGAGTAGTAGCTAAAAAAGTCGGAGACCTCTATAAGCCCCTACTTGAAGAACTAAAGCAAGTGAATTCAGATGATCAACTTAAAGAAGGGTACTCACACCTATCTAAGATCGAAATGCGTAAATTAATTGCATTCGTTCAATCTATTATAGATGATTGTAATCAGCAAGTTGTTTCATCTAAGACACAACGTAAACCTCGTGCTCGTAAAGCTAAACCTGCATCTGTAATTGTAAACAAGATGAAGTACATGAGAGAGTATCCAGCACTAGGTTTGAAGTCAGTAGAGGCAGCTAAGATCATTGGCGCAGCAGAGCTTTGGGTATATGTGCCCCAGAAGCGTAAGTTGATTGTGTATCGAGCAGCAGATGGTCATCTAGGAGTTAGTGGGATGTCGATTACGAACTATGACACTGAGACATCAGAAGTGAAGACTCTCCGTAAGCCTGAAGAATTCTTCAAAGGATTATCAATGGGTAAGCGAGCGATGGCTAACGCGTGGAAGGGAGTTAGAGCTAAAACGTCAAGCCCTCGTTCACGCATCAACGAAGAAATGTTACTATTGGCTGTGAATTGAAATGATTATTCTTGATTACTCACAAGTGGCAATGTCCAACATCTTCCAGTTCCAATCAGAACTAAAGAAGAACGCAAACAACCCCGAAGCCGTAAACATTATTCGTCATGCAATCTTGACTGGCATTAAGATGTACAAGAAAAAGTATACTAATGAGTATGGAGAGATGGTTATTGCTTGCGATGGAAAGCAATATTGGCGCAAAAACATCTTTCCATACTATAAGGCTGGTCGCAAGAAGACACGTGAAGCTTCTGATCTAGATTGGAAGTTAATCTTTGATACCATCAGTCAGATTCGTGATGACCTTGCGGAACACTTTCCATACAGAGTAGTGCACCTTGAGCATGTGGAGGCTGATGATATTATTGCCGTTGTCTGTAAGTGGTCACAGAGTAACGGATTAGTAGATCGTGGAATGTTTGAGGATAAACAGCCTATTATGATCGTCTCATCTGATGGTGACTTCAAGCAATTGCACAAGTACGATAATGTAAAACAATATAGTCCTATCCAGAAAAAGATGGTACAGTGTGATGACCCTGTTGCGTACCTTGCTCAGCACATTGCTAAGGCAGGAGATGATGGGATACCAAACTGTTTATCCAAGGATGATGTTCTGGTCACAGAAGGAGTGCGTCAGACTAAGATGACAGCAGGTCGTCTTGCTGAGTTTGTAGAAGAAGGTCGTAAAGCATGTAGGACCGAAGAAGAGCAACGAAATTGGGACCGTAATAAGGCATTAATCGACTTATCATGTATCCCCTCTAATGTAGAGAATAACATCGTTGAAGCATATATAAGACAGGAACCAAAGGGAGACAAGATGTCAATATACAACTATCTTGTTTCTCATAGGTGCAGGTTACTTCTGGATCACATCGAGGAATTTTAAATGACAAAGTACGTAACGGAAGTACTAAAAGATATAAACAATGACCCTAAATTATTGCTCACCCTCTACAAGCCAACTGGCACAGGTGGACCTTTAGGTATAATTTTTAAGCATGCATTCATGGCTCACGGAAAGTTTCTACTCCCCGATGATGAGCCGCCGTTTAAGAAGTCCGCTGAGCCAATTGGCATGACTCCTGCTCAGTTTATTTACGAGACAAGTAAATTTTATGTGTTCTGTCGTGCTGACCTAAAGCCTATTAAGCGTGAGCAATTGTTTATTGATATGCTTGAGAGTATCCATCCAGAAGAAGCAAAGATTTTGTTGGCAGTCAAAGCCCAAAATCTTCCAAAGTTGTATCCAAATATTACATGGAATGCTCTTGCTAATGCTGGATACTTACCGCCTTTGACGACTGAAGAGAAGGCTGAAGAGAAGCAAAAAGTAAAGAAATCCGCGAGGCCGCGGGGCGCACCTCGCAAGTCGGCAAGCCTCCAACCAACTACATCCGAAACCACAAACCTGTAACTTGGATACTTAAACTTAAAAGGTGGTGGTATGAAAGTAAAAATTGAGCTGATCTGTGGACTGATGTTTGGATTTGAATACATGCCAGAGTTTAAGGCTGCAATGATTGATGTTGGTGTGATCCGAATCTTTTTTGATTGGAGTGGTGAGGATTACGTTGACTTTTTGGAGTAGTTGTTATATGATATTATCTCTAGCGGAGAACCATCATGATGAAATCAATGACTTGCACCCACGCAGTGACATTTTTGAAGAAAGTTCCCGGTCAGGGTTGGATATACAATGACTTTAAAACTACTGAAACTTCATTACGGTCACATTTAACTTCCCTAGCCAACCTAGAATCAAAAGGGGTTGTCAGATTAGTGTCTTTTTCAAGACTAAAGTGAGGCTGATATGAACGTAATTATGACACATAAGAATTGTATTGACAAGATCTACAGTTACGATTATTTCGTTAGGTTGTTTGAGCAGTGTGTATCTGATGAGGGATTTTCGAAAGAATCTATCCTGGAACTAACAGACCCCAATAAGATAGTCTGGTTTTGGAATATGTTTTGGTATGCGTTGCCAGATAGTAAAGCTATACGACGACATCCTTTTGATATTATTTGCAACATCTGTGAGTGGGATTATAAAAATGAAACAGGAATGGATTGAAGCTTATATGGATACAGCTGAGCGATTTGCTCAGCTCTCCCACGCTCGAAGATTAAAAGTTGGTGCTGTTGTTGTGAAAGATAACAGAATCATCTCCATTGGATACAACGGCACTCCTTCAGGATGGGATAACAATTGCGAAGATGAGCTTTACACTTATGATGAACGTGATGTTGGAGATGGTATTTGGACGTTTGATCCAGTAACAAAAAAATGGACATCTCTAAAGACTAAACTTGAGGTAATACACGCAGAAGCAAACGCTGTTATTAAATTGGCTAAGTCTAATGAGAGTGGTAAGGGAGCATATCTCTTCTGCACTCACGCTCCTTGTATTGATTGCGCTAAAATAATCTGCGTAGCAGGCATTAAAGCGGTGTACTTTCGAGGAAAGTATAAGAATGACCTAGGCGTAGAGTTCCTTCGAAAGTCGGGAGTCCAAGTATCAACCACCGATCTAAAAGATTTTTGAAATTTATTAAAACTACGGACATGAAAATGAAAATTAAAATTGTATCCGACCTCCATTTGGAATTCAGCGACATCAGGATCAATAACAATCAAGGTGCTGATGTTCTAATCCTGTCTGGCGATATCGTGATTGCAGAAGATCTACACGATCATCCAGAATACGTCAACACCAGCGACCAACAGGCCATTGCCAATGGTACAGGACTTGGTAAAAGACAAATGGCAGCGCAGCGTTACAGAGATTTTCTCAAACGCTGTAGTTTCCAGTTTCCTCATGTCATTCTAATTGCAGGCAATCACGAGTTTTACAACGGCAAGTTTCATGCCGGACTAGACTACCTACGAGCAGAGTGTGCTAAGTTTACCAATGTTTATTTTTTGGAAAATGACACTAAAGTAATCGATGGTGTGGTATTTGTTGGTGCCACACTTTGGACTGATATGAACAAGGGTGACCCGATTACTCAGTCGTGTATTAGAGACATGATGAACGACTTTCGTGTTATTAAAAATGATCGTAAAGAATACACTCGCCTTAAGCCTAGCGACGTAATGGCAAGACACATACAGAGTAAGCATTATTTTCAACAGGTTCTAGACAACCACAAAGATGATGTTTGTGTAGTGGTCGGACACCACAGTCCTAGCTATCAAAGTGTCCATCCGCAATACGCTAACGAATTCTTAATGAACGGTGGTTACCATAGTGACCTCAGCGAGTTCATTTTGGACCGTCCGCAAATTAAACTTTGGACGCACGGGCACACGCACCATGCCCTTGATTATATGATAGGAGATACTCGTATTGTATGCAATCCTAGGGGGTATGAAACTGGCAGTTACAACGGAGATACTCGTATTGTATGCAATCCTAGGGGGTATGAAACTGCCAGTTACAGCGAAGATACAGGCTGGGATCCTGATAAAATAATTGAAATTTAATGTAAAAAGCCGTTGACCAATAGGTGAAAATACGTTATAATTAATTATTGAATTGATAAACAAACACTAGAGAAAAGAGATAAGTTATATAAAAGGACGGGAACAAGGTACCATATTGAAGTGCATTACATGACGCCTCAGCGAAGGGATTCTAGAAGCCCAGTAGCGATTAATAATTAAACATGTAGATGGGTTCGCATGGTGTAGTGTGCTTCAATATGGTATCAACGAAGACGACAGTCAGCATTATCAAATTCGATGAGGTATAACATGATTGTAAATTCTTATAACCATCCACGGGGCACCATTTGCATTGCACGAATGTACATAGGATGGCAACGAGCTTTTAAAATAGACGGTCAGCACCAATATAAAGAGTTTACAGGGTGCTTTAGTATCATATAGAACTAAGAGTCGCTAAGGATATGATCGATTATCCCTATTCGATTATCCTCAAACCAGCGGATACGGCGGAATTCCGTATCATAAAAATTTGTTTACACTTAGTCGAGTAAACAAAGCTCAATCAAGACTTGAGGACAGTCGTCCAATAACCAGAAGACAATATGGAGCTTGTTTAGGGACAGGCACTATATTTGAGATGGATACATGAGTCGCCTTGCGATAAACTTTAAGTAGAGATGTATTCTTCTCAAATATAGTAAATAGTGGTTGACAAGAACATAAAACTGATATATAATTGTTCATTGAATAAGGTGTAGTGTACTAAAATATGGTAACCAACTAACTGGCGGATAACCATATATTTTGCGGAATTAGTTTAATGGTAAAACTACAGATTTCACATCTGTTCGTCGCAGGTTCAATCCCTGTCACCCGCTCCATTAAGTTTGTTGTTTTGGAAAATTCGATGTATACGATATGCGCACTCTCACTGTCGTCAATGTCTGCAGACACACGATACGAGTTGGACTATGACGAGATTGGATTGATCATCCTGTAAGTAAGCATAGAACGATAAAAGCCAAAGAATAGGGTTGAGCCTATTCCATAACAAAACAACAAACTTAATGGAAACATTATTATAGAGAGTCCTGTAACGAGGTGTCTAATCAACAACCTGACTGCCGAGGGTTGACTTATCCCTTTCTTTTATTATGTCATGATCTGACATAGACCCGTGATAGGTCGTACATTAGATTGGGAGCGTGAAGTTATATGCGCTTAAAAGGATATGGTAGTACTCTCTATAATATTTTGCACCGTTAGATCAGTTGGTTAGATCGCTTGCCTGTCACGCAAGAGGCCAGGGGTTCAAGTCCCCTACGGTGCGCCAGTTTTACTATCTATTGCGTAATCAGGTAGCGCACAGGGTTTAGGTTCAAATCCTAGAAGATATACCAAGTTTATGTGTCTGTAGCTCAGCGGTAGAGCGGGAACCGGTTCATGGCGAAGGGCCTAATTGCTGCCGGGTAAACCAAGCCGTTGGTTCGAATCCAACCAGACACACCTAGTTAAGTGGTAATCGGTCAATCTGTGTAAAAGGTATTGCGGATCCCAAATCAGGATTGTTAAACATCGGAGCGCAAGTTAAATGAAATGTGTGTCAGCCTGCCACTTATTAGTTGAAGTATCTTTAGTACACCAGTAGTAGTAAAGGAAGGCCAAGCCAACTGGAGATGGCATCTGTCTTGAAAACAGCCGAGTGTTAATAGCGCCTTTAGAGTTCGACTCTCTAGCCTTCCGCCAAGTTTTAATGGTGTCATTAGTGTAGTGGTAGCACCCAATCCTGTGACGATTGTAGTACCGGATCGATACCGGTATGACACCCCAAGTTTTCGCCCTACTAGTTAAGTGGTATAACTCCTGTTTTGTAATCAGGCGTCGGCAGTTCGATTCTGTCGTGGGGCACCAAGTTTATTCCCCAATAGCTCAGTTGGTAGAGCATCGCACTGTTAATGCGAGTGTCGCTGGTTCAAACCCAGCTCGGGGAGCCACTCACTTTATTATAAAGGAATCATAATGCCATCAGTTTGGCTCGTGTCAGATACACATTTTGGGCACGCAGGAGTATGCAAGTTTATGCAGAATGATGGCGTGACTAAGCTGCGTCCATGGACCGACCCTAATGAAATGGATGAGTTCATGGTCAAGGCGTGGAATGACCGTGTCAAGCCAAATGACAAAGTATATCACTTGGGCGATGTGGTAATTAACCGCAAGGCATTATCTACTCTCGCTCGCCTTAATGGCGACAAGGTTCTTATTCGTGGTAACCACGACATCTTTCGTGACAGTGAGTACTCACAATACTTTCGCGAGCTTCGTGCTTACCATGTTATGAACGGGATGATTTTGAGTCATATTCCTATACATTCAGACAGCCTTGGTCGCTTTGGCGTTAACATTCACGGCCATCTTCATAGCAACCGCGTGATGAAGAATGATCCGTTTGGTCATAGGGAACCATTCATCGATGTGCGCTACCATTGTGTATGTGTTGAACAAACAGACTTTGCTCCAATCCTCTTTGAAGATGTAGTAAAAAGGATTGAAGCTGAGGGTGGACAAGTGGGGTTTAAGAATGGAAATGCGTCGACGGCAGCAATGTGATGTAATGACTCTAATTCTTATGGGGATAGTTGAACTTTCTTTGATAGGATTTGTATTATGGACGATACTAATAAAGTAGAAAGCATTATGCAGGAACTAAGTAATACTTCCAACTCATTTAACGAAGCAATGGACGATATCAGAGATGATCGTGAGGCGTATTGGGATTCACTAACAAAGGATCAACAGCTGAAATGTTTTTGTGCAGTTGTTGAAAGAATTGTTAAAGGTGAATTAGAAGGGAATTCATATCGAAGCATGCTTTACAAAACATTTGGGTTTGGCAAAGAATCATACTGTCAAGCTCAAATGGCAGGGTTTTTAGATCTACACAATTCAATGTACGCAAAGTAACAGACCAAAAAGTTTTATTGATTTGGTCATGTGTTTTATATTATGATTGCAATGTACCGCTGTGGTACGTGAATTTATCATAGGAGTTTTGACATATGAGTATGAGACAGAAAATATTTACGGCACTGGTTATTGAACGTAAGCAAAAGACAGCAGCTCAATTTGCAGCTCAACTTGGTACCACTACAAAAACAGTTGCAGCTCGTATTAGTGAGATTCGTGACTCAGGATACGTTATCAAGACTGCTCGCAGGGTCGATACAAAAGGCCGAGTAAAGTACTTTTATCGTCACAGCAATCCAAATCGCTTGATGGTTCAAGCAGGAAGGGCAATGATGAAAGCATTTGGTATGGTAGGACAACGTTAAATGAGGGGGCCTTTGGGCCCCCTTCTAGATCTTTTGCGACGGAACTGAATTATATGGACGACGTCGATTGCTGGAACGTGGTAGATCCTATAGACTTATGGGTAACAGATAAACTCCTTCTCGCCAAGCAATTGGGATACTATTGTGGACCAGCTGGCTTGGTACCTGAAAGAGATGGTGAATATATTGTCAGACCATGTGTCAACTACAGGATGATGAGCAGAGGTGCTGAGATAATGACTCTGGGACCTTCTTATGGTGATATAATCCCCAATGGGTTCTTTTGGTGTGAGGAGTTCAAAGGCCGCCATATCACATATGATTATCACTTTGGTGTTCAAACACTAGCTGCTGAAGGGTTTCGTAATGACCTTAACAGGCTAGATAGGTTTTCCAAGTGGGTAAAAGTTGTTGATACCTATTCGCCGCCTAAAGTATTGCTAAATATTGTTATGAAATATGAGTGGATAAACCTGGAAGTTATTGACGGTAAAGTAATTGAAGTTCATTTTCGATTTAATGATGACTTCAATAATCACACATCAACAACAATTATCCCTGTTTGGAAAGAACACTACGACAAAGACATGCACGGAGGTAAAAACTTTTATCCAAGTGAGTGTGGAGATCGAATAGGATTTTTATTAGAGTGACATTAACTTTATTTGATATAGGACTAACATGAATGTAATCAGCAATTACTTTAGTGATGATAGAACAAAACAAGCAATAGTCAATATCCTTGACAGTATTCCTGTAGTTGAGTTTTATCAGGACAATATAAAATTGGAGACACGAGTGTTGATTGGTCTCACTCTTCAACAGGCTGAGGATATCGCAGTAAACTATATCCAAGGTACCTTTAAAATATAGTAGTGGAGGTTATGATGAAACCATTTTTAACAGCATTAGCTATCTTAGTGTCGCCTTTGGTATATGCTGATGACAGTAAAGTTGAAGTTGCAAACATGCCAATATACTGTGTTACAGATAAGAAACTATCTGATACAGTTATGGAGTTTAAAGAGATTCCTGTAGCAGAAGGAATTAGTTTGAGAAAAATTGATGGTAAGGAATATAAAAGTCCGTTAGTGATCCTTATAAACAAAGACAATTCTAGTTATACAATTGCTGAAAAGGTATCAGAAACCCACTTCTGTATCATTGCTATTGGTGAGAACTTTCGGCCAGTTGCTAGGTAGTATGAAAGGTTATGATCGTATGAAGTTGATCCAAAGGTGTTCTGGACAGGGGTGCAAATCCCCTCATCTCAATATTTAGTTATTATAAATAATACATAAGGAGAAAATTATGTATTATGTGTATAAAATAACTAACTTAATTAATGGTAAATTTTATGTTGGTAAAAGAAAACATAAAATTCCAGAAAAAGATAATTACATGGGGTCTGGTAAATTAATTAAAGCAGCTATTGCAAAATATGGTAAGGATAATTTTACAAAAGATATAATTGAAATTTTTGAAACGAACGAAGAAGCAGCTATACTTGAAAAACAAATAGTAACACTTGAAATGGTTTCTTCTAAACAATCATATAATATGCATGAAGGCGGTCATGGTGGATTTGCTCATATTAATAAATTACCAATTGACGAAAGAGTTAATGTTATAGCATACAGAGAAAAGTTAAAAAATGGAAGTATGACAGTAGGTGGAAGAACTGCTGGTTCATTTAAAAAAGGTGATAAAAGAACTAAAGAACTCAGTAATCTTGCCAATATAGCTAAACAAAAATATATGAAAGAAGACCCAGAAAGATATTTAGCAATGAGAGATAAAATGTCAAAACATCAAATTAATAATAGTTTAACAAGAGGCACTCATTGTTATATAGATAGTTTGTATGTAGGTGAAACACCATCAATGTCTGAGTTATTGAAAAATCGTTATTTTCCCGGCAATGAACCTATTGGATATATTACTATTAAAGAATGGAAAGATAGTAAAAAATCAAAAAGTGGGTGTTATGGTAAATTTTGGATACATAATACAGTATTAAAACAGAATAAACTTACTAGTGCTCATATACCAGAAGGTTGGGTTAAAGGTAGGAAGCAAGAGTATAATAAAATTCGATGAAGGTAGAAGTATGACGGACAAGACTCGGGTTCGATCCTCGAATGCTCCACTTAAGGTATTTGCAAAATAGTATCTTAAGTGGGGCATAACTGGTTATAGATTGACGTTAAATGTCTACTGGAGAATCGGGAATGTGAAACCCGTTAGGATTGGGGTAACCTGGTCGTAGAAGCAAAAAACGTAAACGCAAACGACGAACAGTTCGCATTAGCAGCCTAAACACTGCTTAGGGTTTTTGGTAGTTTATCCTCGTAACAGAATTAAACTATCACATTAACTGGATATGATATGAAAACTACTAGTTCACAACTTCGATGGTGGGTAATCGTCTGTATGCAGATGCTAATTTTTCTATTGGGATTTCCCTTTGGAATATGGGAGCATATTTGGATAGTAGACATTACGAAGATCAGTTTTATTATTATGGTCGTCTGGGTATCAGCAACTGTTAGCTGTGGTTATTACCACTTCCGAGG